AAAATTTCAGAATAAAAATATGATGTCTGGAATGAACTCTGCTCCTTATCTAGAATTAACAATTAAAAAGAATACAAAATACAACTCTGGAGGAGCAATAATGAATTATAATGAAGGCGATGTATTGTTTTGGCAATCACATTTAATTCATGGATACAGCGGTAATAATTCAGACAATCGCATTAGCATCTCATTTAATATTATGCCCAAACATTTTTATAATAATTCATATTCATTTAAGGTGGTGAGAGAATGATATTAATAGAAAGTGATTATCTCGAAAGAGTTTGTCAAATTAATCCAGAGGCAAAGATCGAAGACGTTGTATACGATGGGGTTAAGTTTAAGTGTATCAGAAACTTTCTTAAAAATCCAGAAGAGTACATCGAGTTAATACAACAATTTCCAGCAACTAGAGATCACACATATTCTCCTGGTTTCAGACAAGACATCCCACCATGGGTAGCTAAATTTATTACCCTGTATATTCAAGAACATGTGGGTCAATGGAAACCTGCTAGGGTTTCTTGTAACATTTACAGTGGTAATATGCTAATGAAAGAGCATTCTAATTTACCACATTCAGATCCATTCTATGGTATTTGGAATTTATGGTTAAACAAAAAATGTTTAGGTGGAACTGCTTTTTGGGCACATAAAAATAAGTTGCATGTTAGTGAGTTGTCAGAAGAAGAATATAATTACTTATTTGATAAACCATTAAATGGTTCTGGTTACGAAACTTGGAAAAACTTTAAAGGAGATGAGGACTGGAAGATGACATGTATTGCTCCCATGGAGTATAACACACTTCTCTTCTATAATGGTGGATTTTTTCATTCTCCATGGATCCAAGAAAGCTGGTATTTAGATGAGTATAGATACAGTATGGTTGGCATGGGAGATTTTGAAAATGTTTAGTTTACCAATTAATCCAAAGATCGATGAGAACTTCGCTAATAATATTCTCATTCCTTTTCTAAAAAAATACAAGCAATACATCTTTGACTTATATTTCACTTGTCGTATGCCTCCCTTTATGCAGGATGCCATGGGTGATGTGTTCGAAGATGACTTGAGACAGACAACCTTTAATGCATTATACATTCAAAAGCAAACTGGTATTCCTCTGTCTGCTACGTTCAACAATCCTTATGTAAGACCAACCCAAGAAAATTTGGATTTGTTTATCAATAACTTCAAATACATCTATGAAGCTGGTGTTAGAACAGTAACTCTTCCACACACTTCATGGATGCTTACTGGGCAAATTCAAAAGGAGATGCCAGAACTTTATATCAAGAATACTATTCTACATGAAGTCACAAAGGCAAATGATATTGTCTCGCTTGCTAAAGCAGGTTTTAATTACATCAACCTCGATAGAGATTTGATGAGAGATCAAGACCAACTCAGGCGTCTCAAGGAAGCAAAAGAGTATTGTGCTTCTATCGGAAAACCAGTTAAGTTCTCTATGCTTGCTAATGAAGGATGCTGGGGTGGATGCCCTATCATGCCAGAGCATTACCACTATAATAACACAAGAGAGAACCACGAACCACCATACTTTGGTAACATCATCAGTCGTGTATCTTGTGCTAAGTGGGAACAGCAAGATAGTTCTGCTGTCCTGAAATCATCTAATCTACCACCCTGGAAAAAAGATTGGGAAGAGATGTTTGATCTAGGCATCGATGTTTTCAAACTACATGGCAGAGAAAGTGTCATGCGTCTTAGGGAAAGTATGGATATCATTGAACGTTGGGCGAAAGATGAAGAACTGCTGTTCCCAGAACTCAATACCTATATCCAAGATAAGAGTTTGAATGAAAGACCTATTGATATCTGGCGTGAGAAGATCAAAACTTGTAAGTTTGATTGCTGGGACTGTAACTACTGCGAGGCAGTAATTGACGCTCACCACAAGAAGCAAGATAGAGTAGTTCATCCATTAGTTACTCTAACACTTGACGCTATTGATAAATCTGCTACTGGAGACACTAAGTTCGATCCACAAGGATTTAATATCGAAGGTTTATCTTCTGATAGAGTAAGACATTTTCTCAATCACCTATGTTCTGATCCAAAGAATACTTATTTGGAAATTGGATGTTATACGGGCAGCACATACTTTGCTGCTATTATGGGAAACAATATTGTTTCATATGCTGTCGATAACTTTGCAGCACCCATATCACCAGCTAGAGATGACATCGAATGGAAAGGATCTAAGGATCCCAAGGCAGAACTTGCAAGAAATAATGTCTTGTTCGGCAGTTTAAAATCTGCTATAATTGATGTGGATGCGAGACAATTAACTCAGTCTCACTTCTCAAAAAAACCCAACATCATATTCTATGATGGAGAGCACGATGAACAGCAAATAGATTGTCTGAATAATCTATTACCCAATCTACCAGATACATTTATTTTGGTTTTGGATGATGCTAATTTTGATGGAGTTATCCGTAATGGGGAAAAATTTATAGGTATAAATAACCTACAGGTTCTATTTGAAAGGCAAATCATAACGCCTCAGATAGAAGATGCCGCCAGTTGGTGGAATGGATTAGCAGTTTATGTTTTAACTAAAAAGGAGATTTGATTACTATGGCAACCGATACCGCAACACTGAAAGAAAATTTCACTACTCAACTTACTAACGTTGACGCTCAGATTGTCAAACTAGAAGAAGAACTAGCAAAAGCAAAGGAATACAAACTCAAGCTTCAAGGTGGTCTAGAAACTCTAGAACTTCTCACTCCAACTGAAGAAGCACCTGCCGAAGCAGCAGCAGAATAATCCCAGATCCCTTCTTACTAAATATGTAAGAAGGGATTTTTTGTGTCTAATGGCATCTCCAAACAGCAGGGCTTCTCTCATCACATATTGTAAGAGACAACTGGGAGAGCCAGTCCTCCAAATCAATATTGATGACGAGCAAGTAAGTAACGTTATTGACGACACCATACAGTTTTTCCAAGAGAACTGCTACAACGGTATGGAGCGTTGCTACCTACGCCACGAGATGAATGCTGCAGATAAAGCAAGATTATCCGATAAGATCACAACTTTAAATGGGACCACTAGCTGGGAAGAAGCAACAAATTATATCCCAATCCCAGATCATATTGTGGGTGTTAGTAAAGTATTTGGAATGGTTGGAAATAGCATTCGCAGCAATCTATTTGGTATCGAATATCAGATCTTCCTTAATGACCTCTACGCTTTTGGATCTCTCGATATTCTAAACTACTTCATGACAAAGCAGTATCTAGAAACTCTAGATATGATCCTAAACAACGGATCATTCCAGCAGTTCAGATATACGATGCGTCGTGATCGTCTGTATCTAGATATTGACAAAGACTTCTTACAAGAGGGCCAGTGGTTATTGATTGAGGCACACCGCCTTGTCAATCCAAATGATGCAACAGAAATGTATAACGATATGTTCGTGAAGCGTTATGCTACTGCTCTTATGAAAAAGCAGTGGGGACAAAATCTCATCAAATACAATAACGTTCAACTGCCTGGTGGTATTACACTGAATGGCAGACAGTTGTATGAAGATGCTATCGCTGAGATTGAAAAGATCGAAAGCGAAGTGCTAAGTAAGTATGCAGAACCACCTATGGATATGATCGGATAAGATGCCTACCAGTCCTTATTTTCCCACCTACTACCAAGGTCATCCTGGCGAACAAAACCTAGCCCAGGATCTAGCAGACGAACAGATCAAACTGTTTGGAACAGATATCTATTATCTTCCCAGAACCATGCTGAAAGATAATACGTTAGATGACATCATCTATTCCAAATATCAAGATCAATTCCAGATTGAAATGCTACTACAGAATGTGGAAGGTTTTGGTGAGCAGTCAGAATTCATCAGTAAGTTTGGTGTTCAGATTACGGATGAGGTAAAGTTTATTGTCTCATCTAGAAGATGGGATCAGGCAGAGGCGCAGTACAATCCAACGCTTACTGTTCCTGGAAGACCTAATGATGGTGATTTATTATTCTTCCCACTCACTACAGATATTTACGAAATCAAATTTGTAGAAAGAGAAACTCCATTCTACCAGTTTGGTAAAATCCAATTCTTTATTCTTACTGCTGAAATCTATAACGTCGGTAATGACTTTATCGATACTGGAGTTCCAGCAATTGACGAGATCGAAAATCTATTCAGTTCTGCAATTGCGATTACATTTGGTCCTGGTGGAACTGATACTTTTGAACCAGGAGAATTGGTAACTGGAGGAACAACTGGCACAGAAGCAGTTGTCAAGTCTTGGAACCCAACAACAAGAGTGCTTCAGGTCATTCATAGAACTGGCACTTTTGCTACTGGCGAAACCGTAACTGGAGATGATAGTGGAGCTGTGTGGGTAGTTGGTACATTTGATACTCTAAATAATACCAACAGTCCATACGATCAGAACAGAGAGATCGAAGATACCGCTGACGAAATCGTTGATTGGACTGAAAGAAACCCATTTGGTGAATTTGGAAATTATACAGGTAGCGTCTGATGTTAGGATCACATTTTTATAACGAGATTACCCGCAAGAATATTATTGCTTTTGGTACTCTCTTCAACAATATTACGTTGAGAAAGGTAGATCCAAATAATGGAGATATTCTTGAGGAAGAAAAAGTACCTCTAGCATATGGTCCAAAACAAAAATTCCTTGCTCGCCTAGAACAGAACCCAGATGTAGGCAGAAAGGTAGGTATTACTTTGCCACGTCTCTATTTCGAGATGACAGGAATTGACTACGATGCTGCCCGTAAAACGTCTCCAATTCAAAAATACAAAACAATCATTGCTGATAATGGTAGTGAGGTCAGAGTTCAGTATGTTCCTGTTCCTTATAATATGAGTTTTGAATTGGGTATCATATCCAAATCACAGGATGATGCCCTACAAATTATTGAACAGATCCTACCATACTTCCAACCATCTTTCTCATTGACGCTCAACATGATCCCAGAGATGGATGAGAAGAAAGATGTTGCTATCGTTCTCAACGATATCAGTTATGAAGATGAGTGGGAAGATGACTACATGCAACGTAGATACATTACTTACACACTAAGATTTACTGCCAAAACATACTTCTACGGTCCATACAGTCAGTCCGATATTATCAAGAAAGCAATTGTTTACGAAACTCTTGGTGATGCTGCTGTTAGCAGAAGAACCATCAAGAGAACATATACTCCTGTTGCGATCGAAGATGAGGATGGAGATAATGATGTAGATGCTCAGGATACAGCAATCCTAACTGCTGACGATAATTTTGGTTTCAACGAAGGTATAGAATTCTATTGATATGAGCTTAGAGGAAAACATGGAAGAACTATTGAATATCGAGGCGGAGGTTATCGAAGAACCAAAACCTGTGAGGGTTGAGCGTGAAGGTGACAAGGAAGACAAGATCAAAGACTACGAATATACACGAGGAGAATTATACAACCTCATCAGCAAGGGTCAGGAGGCGGTACAAGGCGCCTTAGAGGTCGCACAGGAGAGCGGACACCCTAGAGCATATGAAGTCGCTGTGAACGCCATGAAGCAGGTAGCAGACATGACTGACAAGCTTGTAGATCTTCAGAAGAAGATGAAGGATCTAGATGCAGAGAATAAAAAAGTTACAAATGTTACAAACAATGCCATGTTTGTAGGCAGCACAACTGAGCTTCAGAAGATGCTGAAGCAGATGGGAGGAGGCAAACGATAAATATTTTGTTGTCTCCATATTCAAGCGATGGCAAAGTCTGCTAACAAGAAGGGAAAGAAAGCACCTTCAAAACAAAACCAAGGTAATGCAACTGCGAAGAAAGCAAAGAATGGAGGCAAGAAAAAATGATGTCTGCTATAGCTTTTGTAATTATCGGCATGTCAGAGGTCTCGCCAAATATTTGCCAGATTGATTACATGAGATATGTAGATATTCAATCTGTAAAGGTTCCATGTGATCTCATAAAACTAAATACTATTGATACGAAGTCGGAAGATGCCAGTTCCAGCAACCAACCTAAACTACATCAGAAATGATGCGAACTGTGATCCACTAGCGATACAACCTGCTTCTACTACCGTTGATGTATTCGACGGAACAGAAGGTTGGACGGCATTTCAGTATAAAGACTTCAATGGTGATTATGTAGCTAGGAATATAGATAATACATCAAGAACTCCTGGAACATTTCAAGCAAGGAACTACGATAATACTACTAGAACTCCTGCTGATTATCAACGTTATGACACAACAAATAATCCAGTATTAGCATAATGGCACAGTATAGCAAACACTACGAGGATCTCCTACCACAGGAGAAAACAAACTTTGAGGTAGTCATGATTGCCGATAACTTCGGTAATCTTACTGCTGGAACTGGTGCGACTGCTGTTGATGCCTTTGGTCGTTTGAGAGTTGCCGAGACATTTACTCTAGGTGATTACAAGCATCTCTATGCTATTGACCCTAACTTCAACAATAGAACATTGAATGGTGCTACTATTCAATATGACGTGAATAAAGCATGTGCTAGGATGACAACAACATCTAATGTTGCTTCGAGTGCTGCTCACCAAACAAAGTTTTATCATCATTACCAGCCAGGTAAATCACAAGTTATCTTTAGTTCGGTATGCTTTGGTTACGCCCAACAGAATGTAACCAAGAGAACTGGATATTTTGATGACAGAGATGGCATTTACTTCGAGCAAGTTGGAAATGGAACTTCCAACGGCACAACCAACGGCACACTCAACTTTGTAGTTCGTTCCTATGCTGGCGGTAGTGCTAGTGAAGCGACAGTGGGAACCTACAAGAGAAGAGTTCCACAATCAGAATGGAGTATTGATCCTTGTGATGGAACTGGTCCTTCTAAGTTCAATATCAACACATCAAAAACTCAACTGGTTTATATTGACTTCCAGTGGCTTGGAGTTGGTAGAATTCGCTGTGGATTTGTTCATAACGGACAGATTATTTTAGCACATGAATACTACTGCTCAAATGTGCTATCAGAAGTTTATATGTCTAATCCAAACCTTCCAGTAAGATGTGAGATCTTAAACACAGGCACAACTTCTGGTGGTTCGATGGATCAGATTTGTTCCACCGTGATGTCAGAAGGTGGATACACAGAAAGTGGCATTGACTTTATGCATTTGATGACAGCATCAAGAGCAGTTAGCGCAGGTTCCACTCTACCAGTATTAGCAATTCGTTTGAAAAATACATTCCAATCTTATCCAAATAGAATTTCCGTCAAGTTAAATAATATTGCTCTGTATCCAACTGGCGAAACGATGGCATTTCAAATTGCTAAACTTCCCAGTGAAGCAAGTTTGGCAGGAACACTTGCTTGGACTGATGTTGATGCTGATAGTGGCGTTCAATATTCTGTTGGTGCTACTGGTTATACAGCAGCAGATGCTGATGTCTTATTTGGTGGTTATGTAACTGCTGGTTCTTCACAGAACTCTTTATCTGCTTCTTCAACTGGTTCCATTTCTGCTGCCAAGAAAAACATTATCGTTCAGAATTTTGACTCAAATTCATCTGAAGTATATGTTGTATTGGTAACGAACATGGGTAATAACGCTGGCGCAATTAGAGCTGGTCTTCAATGGAGGGAGATTTACTAATGAAAAACTATAAAGAAATCAAACATCTTGCTGAAGAAGCAAAGAAAAAAGAGCAAGAAGAAAAGCGTTTCTGTAAGCTCTGTCAAAAACCAGAGACCAGAAAAGAATGTTCCTATGGCGAGAAAGCATGGGATCGTTTCGCAGTTCCAGTTCAATCTATCAAAAGAGAAGAAGTAGAACTAGACGAAGCTGCTTGGACTAAAAAGGAGGGACAGAATAAGAATGGCGGTCTCAACGAAAAAGGTAGAAAGTCATACGAAAGAGCTAATCCTGGAAGCGACCTTAAGGCACCTTCAAAGAAAGTTGGAAATCCCCGCAGGGCGTCATTTTGTGCTCGAATGAAAGGCATGAAGTCAAAGCTAACTTCCAAGAAAACTGCCAGAGATCCAGATAGCAGGATCAACAAATCGCTTCGTGCTTGGAATTGCTGACACAAAACTGACGAAAAATTTGCTGTTATTATAATTAGTTTTGAAGTTTCCATTATGATAATGAGACTAAGAGAAGAAGACATCACCCGCCTTATTCTTGCTTGCGAACTTTACAAGAACTCAACTGGATCAGAGTATATCTGGGATCAGTATAATGAACTTATAAAGACACTCAAAACTTACCTTGAACAACATTCAGCATATGATGACTAATACACTTATCAGTGCTATGCTAATTTTTTCAAGCATAGCACTTTTCATTTATTGGGGGTTGAATAATGCTTACCCTAGTTGAACACTTAGCATCAAGTCCAATTTGGTTAGGACTTTGTGGATTTGGTATTATTGTCCTACCTATTATAGGAATACAATACATACACAAAGATAAATGATACATGATTTTCCTTGGGGAGTAATCACAATACTAGGTTGTGGTCTTTTATTTACTTTGTATGTCATCTACTACATATTACGGATGGCAAACGAGGAAATGAAAGACCATGGCAGACACTAAAGATCCATATATCTACCGCATCAAATCAGTTGGTAAGGTTGTAGATGGAGACACTATTGACGCTGATATCGATTTGGGTTTTGATATTAGCCTCACTAAAAGAATTCGTTTGGCAGGTATCGATACGCCAGAGAGCCGCACAGCAGATGTATATGAAAAGAAACTCGGACTGCAAGCAAAAGATTGGTTGAAGCACAAGTTAGAGAACGCTAAAGATATTATTATCAAGACCGAACTTCCAGACAGCACAGAGAAGTATGGTCGTATCATCGGTCACATCTTCATCAACGGCGAAGAAGTCTCCATCAACAATCAAATGATCGCTGAAGGTCATGCTTGGAACTATGATGGTGGCACTAAAGCTAAGGATTTTAACATTCTAAAGGAAATCCGAATTGCTAAAGGAACCTGGACAGAAGCATAATTTATAAGCATGTAAAGATATACTTATCAAATCGTAACATACTGTAACACTATTTTCTGCTACATAGCTTATAATAAATGTAGCAGAGAGTTACATATGTACGGATCTTATTTTATTATTGTTTTCTTTGCGATCCTAGTAGCATATGCTGGGGTCGAAGAGACGCTGAAACTCTTTGTCTATGCTGATCTCCAATTGCGCTATGCGTTTGTAAGAGTTCAGATGAAATGGATGGGTTGGAAACTCAAAAGGCAACTTGTACGAGATACAACCGATTTCAAAAAGTTTCTCAGCGAGTATAAAAATGAACACAAAGATTTGCCCTAAGTGCGGTGCTAATTGGATCAACGATCAACACTACTGGACTGGCACAAATAAGCCTGGCAACGAACTCGATTTGGCTGGATTGGTATGTAATAAACTAGGTGATGACACCTGCATCAATCCCTGCCGTGGTAAAGAAGGTGGTATTACTTGGGAGAAGAGATTGACGGAGTTAGAAAACGACCACCCCTAAATACCAGTAGTGACTAGGTTTTATTGTGGCAGCTGGTACTGATGTATATTTGGGTAATCCTAATCTAAAGAAAGCAGGAACCCAAATATCATTTACGAAAAAACAAATCAACGAATGGATCAAGTGTAAGAATGATCCAGTCTATTTTGCTGAAAATTATATTAAGATTATCTCACTAGATGAAGGCTTGGTGCCTTTTGAGATGTATGATTTCCAGAAGAATATTTTAAGAGACTTCCATGAAAACCGATTCAACATCGCAAAACTCCCCAGACAAACTGGAAAATCCACTACGGTTGTTGCTTATCTGCTTTATTACGCAATATTCTTTGATAGCGTTAATATTGGTATCCTCGCTAACAAAGCTTCCACATCCAGGGAGCTCCTGAGTAGACTTCAACTAGCATATGAAAACTTACCCAAGTGGATGCAGCATGGCGTAGTTGTTTGGAACAAAGGTAATGTCGAACTTGAGAACGGATCAAAAATTCTGGCATCTTCTACATCTGCGTCTGCTGTCCGTGGCATGTCGTTCAATATCTTGTTCCTCGACGAATTCGCTTTCGTTCCAAACCATGTTGCAGAGCAATTCTTTGCCTCTGTTTATCCTACTATTACTTCTGGCAAGAGCACGAAAGTCATAATCATTTCAACGCCGAATGGCATGAACCACTTCTACAAGATGTGGATTGATGCTAAGAATGGCAAGAATGGTTATGTAATGAATGAGGTCCATTGGTCTCAAGTTCCTGGTAGAGATGCCAAGTGGAAAGAAGAGACACTTAAGAATACCTCACCCAGACAGTTCGCACAAGAGTTTGAATGCGACTTCCTTGGTTCTGCTGATACACTTATCAGTCCAGCCAAGCTTCAAAATATTCCATTCGTTGACCCCATTACATCAAATGCAGGACTTGATATTCACGAAAGAGTACAAAAAGATCACGAATACATTATTACTGTTGATGTTGCCAGAGGAATTGGTGGCGACTATAGTGCTTTCGTCGTGTTTGATATCACCACACTGCCGTATAAGGTCGTGGCAAAGTACAGAAATAATGAAATTAAACCTGTACTGTTTCCCTCGGTAA